GAAACCTTTGTTTGGTATTCTGCGCCGTACCCCGATACCCGGGTAGCAATCAAAATTGCGTTACGATCTCCTACCAGTAAGGAGTTAGTATCAACAGCCTTATTAATCACAACACTCTTTAATAGTCGGTCTAGCGCGATACCCTTCTTTAAAAGAGATCTCGACGTTAAAAGGTCTTCTTCTTTTGCTGTCATTTGCTTGATTTCAAGCGTGCTTTCCCCGTGAAGGGGATGTCCTTCTGGGTAATATCTACCCTCGGAAGGCAAATCAATAAATTCGGTAGGGACAACAAAAGAGAAACCCTCCGAATTATTATTTTGCATGAGTGGCGCCGGGGGAGTGTCAGCTTGCTGCTGACGTGCGCCCGTGCGCTCTTTATTTCTAGCCAATATACACCTCGTTATTTAATTGTCTATTATACGCTGAAGAATTCACTGGCGCCGGCGTTCGTAACTGTCGCAGAACCGTCTGTATTGCTTGTCTGCAGGCGCGCCCAGTCGTACTTAAGGGTAACCGACATTTCTGTCAGGTCATCACCGCCATACTCTAAGTCGCCATACTTGACTTCGCTAATCCATGAGTTCCAAAGCGTCCACTTTTCAAGCTCGTTGCCATCGGAATCAATCTGCGTCACAATAACCGTACCTAATGCACCAGCAGCCTTAGCTTTAGACATTGTGCTCAAAGCAGTAGAGTCTACCGGTGGCGTATATCCTGATAATACCACAATATCGGAAAGAGTTGCAGCCATATCTGGATTAACAGGATCCACAAGGGTAATAGCCACATCCTGCCATGTAACGGAGCCAGGATAATAGAACGTATGGTTCAAATACTTGTGCTCAGCAGCCTGAATCTGAAAAGAAGGCTTCGCAGCCGTCTTGGCATACCAAAGCATAGCACCTCCCTGCGGCGACTGAATTCCCTGGAACTCAACCGTAAATCTAAACTTTCTTTTGGGATCTTTCATGGTCGTGTCTTGACCAAAATTTTCTGACCAGAATGGCATAATGTGGAACTCCTGTTATTATGTTCTAAATTTAATTAGTAAGAGGGGGGAAAAACTCCCCACATCTTTTAGTCATCGAAAGACGCGCCAGTGGACATGATAACAAAGTCGATGGCAATGTATTCAATGGCCCTTGCAGGCTTAATCATGATCTTTGCATACAAGATGTTCTGATCGATTAAATCTGGCGTGGTAGTTGTATCATCAAGGATGAGTTTATAATCTGTGATACCGAACTGGGTCTTAACGTTAGCCAGGAAAGGCTCAATAAGACTTGTGAAACGGTTCCACGTAGCTTGAACGTTCTGCTCAAACAAAATCTGTGTTGAGAGAATAGAAATCTGCTTCTTAAGGTAGATAACCAGTCGTCTGACATTAATTCTGTCAAGAGCGGAGGCACGTTCCTGCAGTGTCTTCTGTCCGAAGACCACGATGCCGCTAGAGGGGAACGATGCAATCGGATTGATGCGTGCCTCATAGAGCGTGTCGCGGTTTGCAGACGAAAGTCTTTCAGTAACATTCGTAACCGGGATACCAGCCGCACCATCAGTGAGGCCGCCACGGTTGAAGCCGGCGGGCGCGAACCAGATAGCGGTTTTGCGCTCAGAGCTTGCAAGAACACCCATCATGGCTACCGAAGGCGGTACCCAAAGAATGCGGCCGGAGTTTTCATCGCGTGTCTGTACCCACGGATAGAAGGTACAGCCATAACTCGAATCTAGCCTTCTCGCCTTTAAGCTCGATGCGGCTGCAGTCGGAGTGGTGCCAATTCGGCTGGATTTGTCTGCATAGTACCTCTCAGAAGAGGGAATATACACATCTGCCAAATCAACCAGCGCCAATGCGTCGGCGCGTTCCGAACATACATTAATCATATGTGTAGTCAGCGCGTCTGTGGTGAGGCCGGGGGCTGCCAGAAGGTTCATATTAATGTATTCTGGATCGGCAACCGTGTCAATGGCGCGCTTATACGTATAGTATGCATAAGAGTTGTCTTCCGTCGCGCTAGTTCCCATTCCAATATTATAGAAGGGATCTGGCTTCGTGATGTCAACCCCGTCGAAACCACCCCAGAACGGCGCAGTAAAGCGGTTATAGCCCGCATCAAGCAACGTCGTATAGGTGTTACTATCACGCGCTGAAGTACTTGTACCGGCGCGCCTAGAGCCAGATGCGTAGGTGTAAACACTAGCGGCAGAAGCGCTAACGTTGTCCATCGAGAAGATGTACGAGAAGCCCTGAATGGCCGACGATGCCGACAAATTATATGCTGTCGCTGTTGTATCAACTGGAACGTTGTTTGTCTGACCCAAGTCGATATACCACAATCTCTGCGGGGCGCCGACACTAGCGTCAGCGCGTGTGGATGTGGTTGTGCGTGTCACCTCAAAGCCAAAGTAAGCCTTGGTAGGATCCGACAATCCACCATCTGTCGCCTGACTGCGCAGCCGCACAGACGGAAAGCTAAGAGAAGCGGTCAAGCCTCCATGGCCTGTATAAGAGGCCGAAATCATGCGGCCCGCAAACTCGGCGGCAGTGGGTGACCCTGGCAGGGTCGCCCCCAACACCACAAACCTTTGTGCCAACTGTGCCACAGAGCCGGTTCCAGGGAGGTTCCCTGTATCGCGGAGCTTCGGAGGTCCGTAATAACCGAATGGAAGGAGGACCGGATCAGTTGCGCCGGCTTCCACGTCCGCATTCATTTCAATTCTCACAAACTTCGACTGACTGTCGAAATCTCCGTAAGTCTTAAGGCTACGCGTGGTGGTATCCCACTTATCATACTTGTCGCCAATCTTGCGCGCCACATAGTTGGGCGAAGACGGATCAAGCGTACAGTTATCAAATCGCTCCATAACCACAACGTTGCTGTCGGTGTCCATGAGCGAACGAAGAACAACAGAGAACGTTCCATAATCGCTCGTAGTCGTGTTAGACTGCCTAACCTTCTCAATGGAGACTTTCACGTTCTTGGAGAGCCATTCACCATGGCCGCGCCCAATCAAGCGAAAGAGCTTCGTCGCGTTGGCGGGCTGATAGGCGCTGTAGGTGCCCAGGTCCTGACCAATAAACCAACCAGCAACAGCTTCCTGAGAAGGCTGTCCTTTCATCTTGTGAGGGCCGGTGGTCTCGGCACTTCCAGAAGCAAGGCCAGCAATCAAGCCGATAAGAATACCGCTCGATCCGCCCTCAAGACTTCGCTCGCGAAGCTCTTGCTCAAATGTCCCACCAAGCCAGTAATCTTCGTAAGAAGCAGACGGGTAAAAATCGCCGCCTGTGGAAGTAAGCTGTGGGTTTGTGTTAAGACGCTTTCTAATGAATAACTCAGAAGAATCGTTGAAGTTGATTGTAAACTTCTTTTCTCCAGCAGTAATTCCTCGAATAACCAAATTAAAGTTTCCAGATGAATCGCTCTCGATCAAAGTGGAAGAGGCAACCGCCGTTGTTGATAAGGCGGTGGATGCACCGGCCACTGAGCCCGATAAGAGAACTGAGCCACTCTGAACATAGACGACAGCCGCCAACTGGAGGCCGTTCGTATCACCCGTCAATAGACCAGTGGAGGAAGAGGGGGCAACGAAAATGCCATACGCACCTCCATCAGAACCTGTTGTTGGTGCGCCGGTAGTTTGCCATCCCGCCATGGCTGCGGCAGTTCCCTCGTTATTCGCTGACTGCTGTCCAAGAAGTCGTACATACGTGAGAGGAGCAACGTTTGCACGGAGGAAAGCTTTAGCAGCGTAAGTCCCATACATCGGGGACTGAAGGTTGCCGTATCTCCAGATATCGCCGCCGCCTTGTCCTGCGACAGTATCTCCGAACATCTCGACAAACTTGGAATACGATTCTACGGTGACGGGCTGCATTGCTAGGCCGCGTGTTGCGCGGCCGATAACGACGGGCCCGATTGTATCGGCCTTTTGAGGTAAGAATGAGTTATCAATTTCGTTGATAAACACCCCAGGAGATACAAATTTGAAATTCTTAATTGACATTATTGGTTCCTCTCTTTAAAAAATAGAATTAATTGGTGTCACAATCATACTTTAAATAGTATTTTGGAATTCAAAAGTCTTCAGGAACTTCAATAAATTCTAACTTTGAGTTCAGGAAGTGATAGTATAGAAACCTTCTTCATCTTCCTGCACGATCCCTTCTTGGGGATAAGTCACTTCTACAATGTTTTCATCCACCCTTACGATGGGCCGATCATCATTTTCGCCTTCGCCAATAAGATAGCCGAGTACTCTTATAGAAATCTCTGACCCAAACATCCGCATATCTTCTCCTAGGCTCGCCACATTATTAGTGTGAGTGAACCCCTGATCAATAAAAGCTTCATACATATGCCCGTTGCGCCTTAGCACGAAAGCATTCACTTGTCCTGTCCGCGTCATGAATGGCGCGAGAAGCTCATTCATCTGCTGTTGGTACTCAGATTTGATCTGAATTTTATATTCTATATTAACGTAAACCGGGATAGGAATAGAGACGCTTTGCACAACAATCTTTTTGTTTATTCTCGGATAGTATTCTTGTTCTTTAGTAGAGGTATAGTTTCCCTGTCGAGTATTTCCTACAACAGCAAAATTTCGCGTCTTATCTTCAACTATCCTTTTGGCGATTACCATGCGACCTGTGCGGCCATTTTTATCTTGAGAATAGATCTGTGCCTGAAAAGCTCCTTTGCGCGCTGGGTCTTTCGTAACTCCGGTTCTTTCAATACTGATGAGGGGAAGTTTTAAAGCTCCATTAGTGTCTCTCAGAGATTTGTCATTCTTAATTTGAAATGAACGTTCCGGCGTTTGCCACAAAATGGGTACAGTCGTGAAGCCGTTATTCGTGGTGGCGCTTAAGCGCAAGTCTTCCTTGAGCCACGACATTATAGCATAATCTATCGTTTCAATGGTCGAAGATAGCATCCCCACTTCGCTTAATTTTAAATTAGTACCAGGGGGTATCATCGCAAAATCAAAGTCATTAGGTAGCATTGAACAGGCCCTCTCTCGCACGCCTACAACGAGCAGAAATTTCAAACGATTGGCCGGCTTGGCCAAACAAAAGTTTAGGCTGTGTAAGGTTCACAATCTCATAGTAATTATCATCATATAAAACAAAGTCGCCTTCTCGCACATACATGTTTTGATCTAGTTCCAATCTCTTCTTATGAAAGTGTATGTTAATCTCCCATGTCTTATCGATACCAGCGCCATCCATGTACTCCGTACCGAATTGAGTATATTCCACAAGTGCATAAATACGCACAGGCGGTAAAAAGGTTTTTTCTATGGCCTCGCCATATAACTCATGAAAATTGGTGCGCTCTATATCAATAGGATAATAAAGAATTTGCTGACCAATAACTTTTTCTATTAACTCATCATTAACTTGTTTAACAAGATCTCTTTCTTTCTTGCCAAGAAATAAAGGAGGAGGAGGTGCTGCTGGTCTTTTCCATTGGTTGTCATCGGCCATCTACATGTTTATCCTACAAAAATTGGAAGTGGTGAATTCTTAAGGGCCGCGACAGCAGCGTCAGTCTTCTCGGCATCACTCTTCGCCAACTCGGTGTAATTCATCTTATCTAGGATCTCCATCAACTTATCTTTAAGCTGTTGCTGTTCTTCTTTGGCCTGAGACAATAACTCTGAGTGGTTCAAAGTGACGCTCTCGCCGGGAATAGGCATCGTGGTGAACTTGCCACGAATTTGCCCCAACATTTCTTTACACAAAGCTAGCGCATACTTGCGAATCCACTGTTTGCCAATAGCATTAATATTGGCATAAGGTAAATTATCAAACGGCAGCGTATTCATGTTGTTGATGCCTTCGCGGCCATCATTAAAGCCCGGGTTTTGTTCCCATGCGTTACCCAAATCTACATAAAAGTTAACCCAAATACGATCATTGCGGCCGTCGCCAAATCCATACTGATCTGGGGAGGGGAAAAGACGCAACTTGTTATCTTTAATCTCGTATGAATAATGAGACGTTCTGGTATAAATTGAATCTTCATACATGATGGCTTGCATCTTGTTCTGCCATGTGGGGATAATTTCAAAAGTGGAATCATCGGAAAACTGCCCATACGTAGAATAGTTGCCAACAACGCCGATCCCCCCATAATAGCCATAAAAGCGCCACATGGCGCGTGGGGACATATACCACACTTTGGTGATGATAACTCGCTTGTCTCCAACCGCTCCGGAGAAGGGCACTGCTCTGCCCATCGAATCAGTACCTGAATTCGAAGCGCTTACGATAATGGTCTGGAGATCATAGTCTTGCTGTCCTTGCTTCGTGGCAAAGGACGCCGAATAAATAGGGGTAGTTCCGCCGTAGCCGCCTGCTGTTGCAACGGCATCCCCTATCTTGCGGGCCTGCGCAAATTGGAATCTGGGGTATCGCAAATTAACGTTTTCGGGGCCAGTCTTGCGATCACCCAGGTGGTCAAATGTGCCAGTTGTCATTCCCAGTACATCGGACATAATACTTTGTCCTTGGTGGAGATTGACAATATACGAATATTCTAACACTGCCTCTTCATAAGCAGCATAAACATTCGACGGTGTAAGCTCAATATCTACGACATCGCCGCCAAGCTTCTTATAGACATAATTAACCTGCAGGGATGCGCCGCTGAGAAAGTCACTCGATCCGGTATATATGCCGTAAGGGACGGCGGCTGCTACTAATGCAGCAGATCCGGTAGAGGTTAAAACAATTGTGCTTGTTTGTGAGCGAGGTGTAAGGGCAGTGGGCATCTAGATGGTTTCCTTCGCAGTAATTAGTAAACTACACAACAAAACCCCCTCCTATAATAAGGGTTATATCCTAAAGAAAATATTTTAGGCCGTTGTGTCCTGCGTTACTTTCTTTTTTGTCCCGCTGCGGAGCGTAGTTGTCTTCTTTTTGCGTGTTGTCTTAGGTTTGGTCACCGCTTTTTCTTCTACTATTGGCTGAACCTCTTCTGCGGCTGCCGCAACCTTTGTTTCTTCCACGGGTGCTGGTGCCTCTTCTATGACTTCAGTTGTTTCTTCTCGGGACTTCAGCAATACCATCCGTGGATGATTGGCGTGTTTAAGCCCAAATTTGGCCCTTGAACTGATTAATCTTCGTTTCTTTCCCATAATAACTCCTCTATGGTGTGTAAAGTAATTAGTGTCGTTCTCAACAAAAAGAAACCCCCCTCCGAAGAGGGGGGAAAATATAAAACATACTTTGTTATTCAGCGGCTAAGGTAATTCCTTCAGCGACTCGCGACATTCCAGTGACAAAATAATTTGTTCCATCACAGAAAAGGCGTGCCCAGTCACCCTGAACAGCGCTTGTTGTGAAAACTAACACCTCTGTTGCAATAGCAGTTGCGGGCATCAACTGAGGTGTTGCATTGTCTGCGCCTGTGCGGACGTGACCCAGAATCAAATCTGTACCCGGAGCAGTGATGGTTGTTGCGGCTGTGTTGTCGTTTACCCAAAACTCACAACTCCACCCCGAGCCGGCGGCTGCTACTGTCGGCAAAGTGACTGCTGCAGTAGCCGTCCCAACTGTAAACCGCTTTCCGCCGTCTGCAGCGGTCAAAGTTATATTTCCCGTAATTGCTTCTACAACGCCGTGGCGCATCTGTAATGCATTTGCATTTTCGTTAATCAGGCTTTTAATTCTAGCCCAACCTACTCTTTTGGTTCCCATAATATGTTTCTCCTTATGTTGAATATTAATTAGGTCAATTAACGAAAGGATTTCTCCCTTCGCTATAAATAGTCCACAACAAACGAAAGCCCCCTTCCGAAGAAGGAGGCTTTACATTTATATTGGGTTGTATACTAGGGTTTAGCTAGTGGCACCCGCCTGTCCAAGCAGGCCAGACACAATCACGATACCGTAGAGATCCGGACGAACCATCTTCTTCGCGTAACGAGTCATCACGCCCTTACGGGGCACGAAGTCTTCCGGTCCAAAGATAGTAGGTGTGGTCTGCAGCGGCACGTAAGGTGCATACACGTATCCACTTTCAAGGAAAGAGGATCCACGCCGGCCGACGAGAAGAACGTTACGAAGGAAGTAGGGGTCTACAATCACATCGAACTTCTTGGTAAGCGAGCCAACCTTAACAGCACCGATAGAGCCACTGTCATCATCAGCGGTAACGCTTGCGCGGAAACCAGCCGTGAACTCAAGGATGTTGGCAACTTCAGGTCCGCAGACGACGAAGTTAGCCCCACCACGCAGAGTCTTACGATGAATCTGAGCGGACACGTCATTGATGGTCTCAACAAGCGTCTCATACCATTCGCTGACAGTACCGGTGAAATCGGGAGCAGCCGAAGCAGCGCCAATCTCAACACCCGTTTCGCGGTTCAAGAAAAGACCCGGGGAACGAGACCAATACATTGTAGCCGCAGTAGCACCATTAACAAGGTCCGCAAGGATCTCGCGGTCGATCTCAAGAGCAATCTGCTCAGAGAGAATCGACGTAAGCTCGACCTCGGCATCCAAGTTGTGATAGGCATTTAAATCCTGTCCCAACTCGGGCGTCCACTTGGCCTTGAGCTTCTTGGTCTGTGCAGTGACAGCCACGGAATCGACCTTAATGTCGATCTCGGGGATCTCTTCGTTGCCTTCAAGACCCCAAAGCTGTGTACCAACAACCGACCCAAGAGCCCCACCTGTAGTGAGGTTATCCTTGATTGGGAACTGGACCACGGCCTCAAGAGAACCAAGAGCAACGTTGCTACCTGCGACACCAGTCGCGGCATCGGCGCCGACAACGACGAAACGAACGTTCGACTCAGTTCCAGAGCCAGTCTGCATGGTCAAACGGCGGATAAGGCGTGAGCCAGCACCAACGTTAGTTGCAGTAGTACCGCCATCGGAACCGTTGAAGGATGCAGAGAAAGCACCCAGGTTCTTATAGTCGGCCTCCTGGCCACTCTGTGAGCCAGTGATTGAACTACCCGCACACTCAAAGACCGCAACACCAATGGCATCGCCAGAAGACGAAAGAGCCAAAAGGTCAGGATCGTACTGAAGCCACTTACGACGCTGAAGCTCGGTGGAACCAGTGAGCGAGAAGTTATCTGCAAGATTCCACTGAGCAGTCTCGATACCGCCAGAGCCAGTCGGAGATGCATAAGCATAACCGCGAGCACCAACAGTGCGCGGACCAGAAAAATCCTGCCTGAGAGTTGCGCCCACAAGGCTCACACCACCAGTGATCTGAGAACCAACCTGATTAGTACCGTAAATGGACTTATCAGCAATGTTCCCCATGCGGTCGCGCATGGTGCCACTGGCTCCAAGATTCGGTGAGAACACAAAATCAAGGAAGAAGATGAGCCCGGAAGGGAGACTCATCGGCTGGACCGAAACGAGATCGTTTGCGATCAAACCTGCGAACACGCGGCGGACGATGGGGAACGCGACGGCTGCAAAGCCCTCGACATCACCAGCGGCCATGCTGCTGTTCTCACGGAGAAGTTCCTTAGCCTGATTTTCAAGTAGGCGAGCCATGCTAGACCGTTTCCGATCATTATCAAGACCCTCCAAAAGACCTGTCTTCTCCCACTTATTTAACAATGCGCTGCCTTCAGCGCGCATATCACGATTAACAATACCTTCTGTTAATCTTTCTACAATACTAGACATTTTAATATACCTCCTAAAGTTTATTTTATACCTGCTAGTTGACGCATTCGCTCAGCGAATACATCGGTGGGCTGTGCTTTCTCTTTACGAGTTGCACGAATTACAGAAGAAGGACGGTTAATGGCTTCGCTCAGTGATTGTGGTCCACGCGTTGGCGCTGACTGCACTGTGCTTTGAAGCGTATTAAAGATTGTCTTTGCTTCTGTAACAGAACCGGCCTTGGAAATAGCTTCGACAATTGTTTTCTTTTGTCGCTCATTCAAGGAGGGATTTCGTAAAACCCGATTCGTATAAAGCAAGCGGGCGTTCGAAAGGTTAACTGTTTGCAGTGTCTCCTTAAGCTCGCCTGTTACTTGCTCATATTGCGAAAGTCGCTCAGTGAGTTGCTTATTTTCAAAAACCAACTCTTCTTGAGCCTTTCTCATAACATCTAATTCATCTTGTACATCGGTACTACGGCGCTGGGCTAGAGCTTTCTTTAGCTCCCACTTGACGCTCTCGGATGAGCGTCCCGCCCAACCGGATAGGGTAGCACCCATATCTACTGTAAGTTTTTCAACGATTTCATCAATCATGTCATCGGAGATTTCAATTTCTTCATCTTCATCTTCGGAGATTGTGGCGGCGCCGTATTTACCCACCGCAGCAACATCAGACGCGGATGCGGCTAATGCGCCACCACCCGAATGTGGATGATCGTCTTCATCCTCTTCCACATCAAACTGGCCGCCGGCGGGCGCATCAGATGGGTTTTCTTCGCCGTCGTCTTCTTTGAGCATGTCAATAAGCTCGTACTCATCAAAGGTTAATTCTTCATCAATCTCTGCCTGAAGTGCATCAATCGATTCGCGGAGGGCGCCAAGATCCAGGGTTACTTCGACCGGTTCACCTTCGCCGGGAATATTCTTAAGATTTTGGCCTTCCATTCCGTTGGCGTTGTCGGTGGCCGCGTAGGGGACCTCATCAACATCCTCTTCCAACGATTCGTCAGTTTCGCCGTCAGCCGCCATGGGGTCTGCGGCGAGGGGATCGGCGGCGAGGGGGTCTGCGGCGAGGGGATCTGCGCCAGCGAGAGGGTCAGCCCCTAGGTCGCCCCCTAATTCATCTTGTTCAAGAAGCTTGTGCAACGCGTTGCGTACTTCATTGGAATACTTATCGATAACAGACGCTTCAGCGTTTTTTAATGCTGCATCGCGGAGCGCATTTGCATCAACAATAGCTTCTTTTAATAAATTTGACATGTAATTCTCCCGAAAAAACAGTTTTTCAAAATAAATAGTCTATGAATTTTTGAAAAGACTGAATTTATGACCCTGTTTTGTTAATAACCCACCAATTTGTGCCATCTGATTGGACAGCCCTAATCGAATAGTTATGCTTGATGGTTAAAGTCTCACGAAAATCGATGGCCCCCTCTTCAACGCCTATCTCAAGAGGGTGAGATGCTAGTTTATATTTGTTGCTATTAATTTTCTTTATTATTAATACTCTTCCTACACATTCGCATGCGGGAGGCAGCATTATCGTAACCTTGGTTTCAGATGTGTCAGCCAGCAATGTATGATCTTGAGGGCCCACTTCGTACTTCTTATCGGCTATTATACTAATATTATTAAAGACGGCTCCTCCATGCTTGGTGTCACCTTGTGATATTGTGTCGCCCGTCACACGCAGGGCATCTACAACAGCCTCTCCGTCCAAGTTTAATATTTTCGCTTTTACATCAAATGTCAATGCAGCCGATGCATTTAAACCTTTTCGTCCCCTGAGTTGTAAACTATTAACAGGGCCTTCGGGCTGGATTGATTTTGCGTTAATGTAAGAATCATAAAAATTGCCTAGTGTGGTGCGCCTTGTATCTCCTCTCGATGCATCATGTACTATTAAAAGATCGTCATCGCTTAAATTTTGTCCTCTCGCGGAAATATCGGGGCAGCGCTTGGGCTCTACAGACAATTGATTGTTTCTAAACTCCAAAGCCCCTTGAGGATCTAAAGCCAACGATAGACCATCGCGAGTGACCGCAACCCCTTTCGATGGCTTTACTTGCAATTTTCCACGCACGCTTCTTAATGTAGAGCCAAGCTCTAAATTGCTAGCGGCAATCGAGCCACTAAAGCGTGTAGTAGGAATGTCGGTTAAGCCACGCGCAGAACCATATAAAGCTTGTGCTCGAATATTCTTAGTTGTGAGATCTGTGCCATCAAAAGTTAAATTATGCTCTGCCCTCATCGTCGCACTGCCCTGGTAAGTGAGAAGTGTTGTTGGCGACGTGCCCAATAACTTTCGAATAGGAACATCTCTTAAAGTAGCGCATGGGCTTTGGGCATCTGTGTCATAAAAGACGCTAGCGCTAATGGTGTTTTTAAAAATTTTTACACCGCCAATCTCTTGATTGGTATGCTGATCAACCGAACCTTCCACGGTTCCTTTTAAGACATTATAAGCCATAAGGGTTCCTCGTTATATAAATAGGTGTTTTATTATTCTGTAACAACTAAACATCCATAATTTACATAGTTTTCGTAGTGGGACTTTAAATCGTATTCTTTAATAACCGACTGCACAATAGTTTTCATTTGGTTAGAATGTCCTGTTATAATCTTGCAAGGAAGGGTGGTTCGGTAAATAAACTTATGAATCTTGTATTCTGCATCTTCGTGGCGAATGCCATGTAAATCTAGTGTTTCCATATTATTAAATAGTCTCCAAAAAAAAGGATGCCCCCCATAAAGGAGGGCACCCAAAAGTAAATACACAGGATAAGTCGAGTATTCTAGAAGATAACCCAGTTGTTGTCGCCTGCACCATCCACATAAATCAAACCAACGGTCGCGTAAGGAGACTCAAGGACGAGTTTCCCAGTCGTCGTTCCGTCAACGCCTTCAATTTTAGCTGAAGCATGCGAAGAACTAATCGTAATTGTATTAATTACAGTAGTGCCGGAGTTAGCCTTAACATAGACAATATCTCCAGTAGTCGAGGCAGATCCCGAAGGAAGACCAAGACTAATAGCGCTGCCCTGCGCTGCAGTGTGGTTAAGGCCAGCAGCCAAAACCTCACCGTTAGCTTTTAGTCCAACCGTCACACGGTCGCCAGCAGCAACATCAACACTAAAGACACCAGCCGTAGCCGTAACACCACTACCAGCCATTGCAGCTGCAAGGTCAACAATTGACTCTTTTCCTGTCACTGCGCCATCAGCATCATAGATACCAATACTATCATTAGCAACATTGACGGCAACCGCAGCCAAGTCGTTAAAATCAAGCAAAAGCTTCTTGGTAGTAGCTTCTACAGCAAGACCGCCATTGGCGTGACTAGCCATAGCAGTCGTAACATCTCCCCAAGCTTCTTTCTTGGAACTATTATCGTCACCATCAATGATCGCAACAGAATCGTTCTGAAGATCGATAATAGCGGCGCCTAATGAATTAAGGTCAAGTGCGATCACCGAAGAAGCAGCAGCAAGACCGCCACCAGCAAACAAAGTTGCGACATCAGCCAAAGCTTCCTTCTTGGTTTCGCCAGTTGAACCACCATCAAGGAACATGAGGTAGTCACCATCGGCGATAGCAGCCTCAGTAGTCAGTGCGAGCATATCTTTTGCAAGACTATCGACACCGAACTTCTTGAGAGTACCACCATCAGAAATCATGAACTCATCAGCAGCAACAAGAGCACCCTGAGCCAACTCAGCTTGACCAGAGATAACGTTGTCGTTAAGCATTCCGCTTTCAACAGCGTCAGCAGCGATAGTGAGAGCACCACCAGCAGCGATGGTAGCATCACCAGACATTGCCACATAAGATACATCAGTTCCATCGGACTGAAGCAATGTGGCAGCAGCACCCTTAGCAAGATTAGCCGGGTCGCCAGAAGCATCACCATAGATGATAGAACCGCGAGTAAGACCAGCCATCTTAGCCAAGCTAACTGCATTATCAGCAATCGTCACAGCGCCACCATTTGTCATAGTGACATCGCCACTTAAAGCAGCAGCAGTGAAACCAGCACCATCGCCAATCATAATCTGAGTACTAGCAACCGCAAGTTCACTAAGAACACCAGAGCCAGCATTATCGCGAACAAGCAAGCTGTTGCCGGTAACATTTTGTATTTTAGCATATGTTACGGCTGCGCTGTTGATGGTCATAGCACCAAGGCCAGTAATAGTAGCATCCCCAGACAAAGCCTGTGGCTGGAAGCCGGCACCAGAACCGAGAAGCATCTTGCCCGCAGTAGCATCGTTACCAATTTTACCAAGCGACTGGAACTGAGCCGCACCACTTGAAGAAAGCGTACTCACTGTCGTTACACCCAGTGTCGCAGCGCCAGCGCTGTCGATGCGAGTGGTAGAATCAACAACAAGCGCCCTTCCGAATAAGTTATTAGAAGCCGAAACCACCGTCAACGATGAAATTCCCTCTTCCTGTGTTAAGGATCCGCTCATTCGAGCATCTCCTAATTGAAATTTATAAGCCATTTATAAAACCCTCCATTTTTAGTTTTTATAAGACAGATGGGCACGACGCCCCTACCCATAAAGAGTAAACACACAGCGCCCATCACCAGTATATAGTCGTTTAGGGCCGTTAATTAGTTAGCAGATAAAGTATTTGTCTATCCCGTTGCAATAAAGCTGAATGGACGCATAGGGAGACTCCAAAACTATCGTATTTCGACCGTCGATTGTATCGCTCCCAACGGCCGCAATGGACACATTTCGGACATTGGCGGCGCCTCCCTCGTCTTTAATAACAAACGTTTGGCCATTAGAACAAACAGAAGCCGAAGGGAGCGTTAGAGTAATGGTGGCCTCGTCGCTCAATGCCGCTACCAAGAAATCAGTTGTCTTTATACTATAATCAATGGCTGTAACCTTTCGAACATATGAAATGCCGCCATAAAATTGCATCTGATATGCACGCAATTGGAAGATGCGGCCCGGATCCATAAAGATTCCGTTGTTTTTGAAGTTCATAAACCCAACATCAAAACCTTTAGTCGCGCTACCGGATCCGAATTTAAGATTGTTGTCATTCCCAACGCTCAAGACATCAGCGCCAAAATGAATTGAGCTTCCAGAGATATATAAGTCTCGCCATGGTTTTGCTGAGCTTCCGAGATCGTGCAAGTTGGCAGCTACAGGTATTAGGTCTCCATCCATGTTGAGGGTGCCGCTAACATTCATCGTGCCTGTTAGTGTCAGCGTGCTCCCCGAATAGAGAAGGCCGGCAGACCCACTAAGGCCACCAGAGCCAGTGGTAAACTGTATAGAATAATTGGGGCCTTGCGCCGGCGAGCCACCGCCACCGCCACCGGTGATACCAGTGAGCCGACTACCATCGCCCATAAAAAAGGAGGCCGAGACGCCTGTGCTGGCAGTAATCTCGCCTACAACGTTTAGCGTATCCCCGTCAAAAGTAAGGTTACTTTCGCACACTAATGAATTCGCATCCCCACCTACGTTAGTGAGAATAGCATTGTTAGTGGCGTTAGAGACGCGGGGAACATTAACCACTTCCCCGCCATCAGACGTGCTCAAGTTACCTGAGACGATGTTAACAACAAGATCGCCAGGAAGATATTTATCGGCTGCTATTACCGTACCAGATAAAACATTATATGCCATTTAGTGAGCCTCCTAGATTAATTAGAAGACATACCAATTGGTGCCATTAGAATATAAACTAATTGCGGAGTGACTGCCTGTCAATTCATAATAAGAGGTATCGTCAATAGTGAAATTCCCGGCGGGCACAGATGCAGAAACATAAATTGAATTAGGGCCCCGATTGGTTGCCTCATCTTTGATGATTAAAACGGTGCCGGCGCCCACAGCAGATGCGCTGGGCAGATATAAGGTTTGATCAACACTGGCGCTACAGCCCAACAAATAATCCCAGTTGGCCACAGTATAATTTGGGCCCGTGACTTGATGATATCTGGCGCCGAAACCCCGCACCCACACACGCTCGTCTCTCGCAGAGGCGCTTAAAATATAACTTCGACTATTTCTCGTAGTTCCAGCAGTGACTATTAAACTACCACTTCGCTGATGTGTGTCATCAAAGCTGTCACCAAAGAACGTCGAGCCCGTCGCATCAATGATGGAGACATCTTTTACATGAAAGACGCTCGCACTCACAGTGCCTGTCACATACATGTTCCCTGAAAGAATAAGGGAATTGGCAACATAGCCGCCGTAAGAACTGGTATAAAATGTAAAGTGAGCAGAACCGGTAGTGTGGCCTGGACCAGACGCAGTTACAAACTGCAGGGAACCATTTGGTCCCGCAGAGCCCGATCCGGTATCCCCGCTACCGGAACAATCTATATATGCCCAGCCAAACTTAGCCATTTAATTACACTCCTACGGAGCCAGAAAAATTAGGACCAAGACTGCCAGATGTACGTTGTCTGGGAATAGTTGTTAAGCCAGCCACCACGTCGCATGTGCCTGCTTGTGCGCCGTAAAGCCAGATATTAGATACCTTCATCTCGTATATGTCCGACTTGCCAAAGCCGCCGGAGCCGCTAGGTGGGACAGTGAGATAATAATTATAGTTTGTGCCGGCCACTCCGAGTGCAGAAAACCCAACCCTTAAATCTGTTATGCCTCGATTAAAAACCTGAAACCAGCGACTTACATAAGGCAGATAAACCACTCGCGCCGTTGTGTCGTAATCAACACTAGCACTTGCAAATGGTCTTCCGCTTACTTGATATGCTGGGGTATGGTTGATGCCAACCTCAGCTTTCCATGACATTGCCATTATAAAACCTCCAAAATTTGTTTACAAATATAAATAGTCATCTATTTTTTCTATTGCGCCTTTCTATTGCTCTTTGTTTCTTTCTTTCCTCACGAAGCCTTGTGCGTTCTGCGCGTCTTCGCTTTTCTCTTTTGGCGTCTGAAGGCTTTTTATAGTATCTTCGATCTTTGATTTCATCAATTATTCTTTCTTTTTTAGTTTTTTTAATAAACCTTCTGATCATCTTCTCGACATTGCCATGGCACTGTTTAATATGGACGGAGACATTTGCATGCTTGCTCATTTCATCGCCTTCCAGACCTGCGAAGCTCCTCCGAGTAGAGAGCTTATATCTACGCCGGCATCGCCAGGGGTGCCCAAATCAACGGAGCCGGCATCAGTGCCGTTAGCTTCGCGGGCAGTCAGGGCCTCGGTGCCTTCAAATAAATTAACTCCATTATAAGCATCGTTTCCAATCGAATCCATCAATTTCTTTCGATGTTCTGTGAGTTTCCTGTTGGCGTCTTTGGCTTTTCGTTGCATCTGTAAGCCCTCATTAAATAAATGATCTGTTTGTTTTTGCTGGGCCTCTACGACAAGATTACCTTGCATGCCCTTAGCTACTTCAGCCACAACGTTAGAAAGAAGTCCTTCTTCTAAAAGGACTTCGTGAATACATTCTCTAACTACGGGCTTAATTAATTGTTTTAAATCTGATTTCTTCATTATACTCTCTTTTTAATTCCTGATAGTTGCTGCCATCTGTTAATTGTTGATTCTCTAAGGAGACTTTCTTGAGCGGTCTCTTGGCCCTTCGGGTCGTACATGGAGGGCACTCTCGCAGCGGGGTCGGCTGCGGCAGCGGCAGTTGCGATTTTCTTGCCCTTCCCTAGAACAGAATCCCAAAGCTTTGTAAAGAATGGATAAGATTTTTTGCCTGACGGGGTGACTTGCAATATTCTATATACAGCGTTATCTTTTCCTTGGGCGGCGCGCTTAAGCAAAGTTAGCAAATTTCCTGCATCTTCTTCTTCGGCGCCGAGGTTTCTGACCATTGGTGCAACCTGCATCGCTTCGTTCGTGGTGTGGACACGGCGCCGGAACGGTTTTGGGCCATCTTTTTCGGCAGGAAGTCTCTTGTAGTATTTAATCGAACCTA